TTGGTTTCACAGACCTAATCGATGGTGCAACATCAGTTCACGCAAGAGCTTACAAAGCATCTTAATGCTTAATGGTTTTGGTGGTTTACCTATAAACCACCAATTTTTATGAATTATGGCAAATTTAGTAACAATACAGCAATATAAAGACTTCGCGGGAATCAAAGGCCTGAACGAAGATGCAAAGCTTAATGTTATTATTCCTTCCATAAGTCAAGCAGTTAAAACTTATTGTGGAACTAGTTTTGTAGACTTTTTTAATACTGATAAAACTGAGTTCTTTGACATTACTGATGATTCAACTACTGCAGTAATGGTAGATGAAAGTCCACTTGTAAGTGTTAGCCAAGTACAGGAAAGACAAAGTCAATCTAGTGATTATGTTACTTTGATTACAGAAAATTCAGATTCTAGTGGAAAATATGAGTATATTGTAGACACTGAAATGGATTTAGTAAGAAGAACTACAGCTACAGGAGATAAAGCATTTCCAAAAGGAAGAAAAGCGGTAAAAGTTGTTTATAGGTCAGGATTTTCTAGTACACCTAATGATTTAAAACTTGCTTGTTTTGATTTAATTAAGTACTATTTAAAAGACGAAAGAAAAGAAAGATTAAGTATTGCTGGAGCTTCATTACAGAATCCAGTATCTACTAGTTTAAGAGAAAACATAGATTTTCCAGACCATATAAAAAGAATACTTGACACCTATAAAGTGTATAAGTAATGTCGATAAAATTTAAACATAGCTTTTCGTATAAGACTATTTCTAAAGATACAAGAAAAGGAATATTACTTAATAAGTTAATAAATGAAAATGCAGGTAAATTATATACTACAACTTCTAATGTTAGAAAAACTTTAAACAAAGAATTAGACATTCAAGTAAATACTAATAATGAGTTCTTTATAAGGTTAAGAAAAGCATTTAGACTACTTAATCCAAAAGATGTTGAAGTTATAAAAGAGTATGCAGCTACAGAAACTTTTACAGAATTAAGACTAGCCTTAAATAAATTAAGTACTGCTCTTAAAAAAGCAAAGATGAGTGCTCCAAATGGTTGGGAACATGATCATACTAGTTTTATACCAATAAATGTATCTCTTTCTTTGACTATTGTATTACTAACAGAAGCAATAGTATCTATGGAAAGTGGAAGTACTTTTAGAGATACTAAAGTTGGTTCAAATACTGGAATTCCAGTTAAAAATGTAGCAGGATTAAAAAAGTTAGTAAACGAATTAAGAGCACTTAGATTTTTGTCAGAAAACTTAGTAAAATTTTGGCAAGGAGGTAGAAATCCAAAAGCAATTGCAGAAGAAATAAAAGCTCAAGGAAAAATAAATATAACTGCTTTAAAAGAAAAAGATTTAAGCTTTGGAGATGGTAAAAAAGTTCAAATTAGTACTAGACTAATTAGTGACCATAAACCAAAAAGTAATAGACAGGGAGCAATTGCTTCTGCTAGAGCAAAAGCCTTAGGAGCAAGTAAAGCTAGTGATATACCTGAAGCAATGCAAAGTTTTGGGGCAGGATTATTAAATGCTATTAAAAAAGCAGGAATTGATAATATAACAGGCTCAAAACCTAGAGGTAAAGCAAGAAGCGAAGCTTTTAGTAAATTAGCAAAAGGACAGAAACAAAAAAAGACAAGAACTAAAAGTAATACTCCAAAGAAAACAGTTAATTATGGAATAAAGTATCTTCCAAAAAAATTAACTAATCATCTGATAGATGAAACTGATGAAGAAATTAAAACCGCAGCAGCTTTATTAGGAACAAAAATAAATGCTGCAACTAAAAGTAGAAAGAAAAGTAGAGAAAGTGGAGAGACTCAAAAAGAGTTAAATAAATTAAGAACAAAAATTAATAGAAGATTAAGTGCAAAGATAAGAGAAAATATGGGTAGACCTGCACTAATCAATAGAACAGGAAGATTCTCTAATAGTGCGCAACTATTAAACTTGCAACCTAGAGGAGAGACTCAGATACAAGCAGACTATACATATTTATTATTTCCTTATGCAACTTTTGAAAGAAGTGATCAATGGGATCCAAACTATGACCCAAGACCTTTAATAAAGAAAAGTATAAGACAATTAGCAAATGAATTATCTGAGCAAAAGTTTACATTCTACCTTAGGAGAGTATGATGACTGTTTATAGAACACAGAGAAAAAAGATAGCAGAAGCTTTAGCAAATAAAATTAAAAATATTGATGGAAGTCACCCATTTAATATTAATCTTTTTGAAAATGTAGATAGTTCACTTACTTTTTTAGATGAAATTGAACAATTTCCCAAGGTATGTGTTGTTGCAGGAGACGAAAGCAGACAATACCAACCTGGCGGATTTAAGTGGAGATTTTTATTACTATCAATAAGACTTTATGTACACAGTAATGATGATCCACAAGAAGAATTAGCATTGTTAATCGAAGATGTTGAAAATATTATTGACGATAATGATGTATTAGTGTATGATGACAGTGTACACCCCAGCGAAGCTACGACATCAGCTACGATACAAAGTATTACAACTGATGAAGGCGCGATAGCCCCTTTGGGCGTTGGAGAAATAACTGTTGAAGTACGATATTAGGAAACGAAGACGCTGATTAAAATCAAGCGAAATCCTTTCCAAAGAAATAAATAGGAGAAAGCAATGGCTTTAAATCTATCGAGAAATACCCAAGTATTTATAAGCACGGTAAATGGTGTTCATACTAGTGGTGCTGGATTGATACAAGTAGATAATATAACTGGTGGCTCAGGCCACGCAGAAGGTGATGTTATTACTATTGGTACTGGCGCAACTGCTGCAAAAGTGATTGTTACCGATGTTGATGGAAGTGGTGGTGTAACTGCTGTAACATTAACAAACAACGGAAGAGGGCAAGGCAATGCAGGAACAGATAATGCAGATTTAGCACAATCAGCAACTTCAGGTTCTGGCACAGGTTTTGCTGTCAAAGTTGACGGACCAAATACAAAAACAACTACTTTTGATGGTAACAGAACAGCACTCGGCCTATTCAAAGGTAACGAGAGAAATGCAAATACTTTTAAAATTGGTGTATTAGATGGTTATAGTTTTTCCCAAGCAAATGAGAGTACTGATGTAACAATATCAGAAGCTGGTGATACTCCAAATAGGGGCTCAAAGAGATTTAATGACTCTTTAGCACCTGCAGAATGGTCTTTTCAAACTTATGCAAGACCTTTCAAACATGGAGCAGCTAGTTTCAGAGCAAGTGGTACACATGACTTTGCAGAAAATATTCTTTGGGCAGCACTGTCTGGCCAAACAATGACTACTGCAGATAAAGATGAAAATAGTGGAGGTGGTGCTGGTAAGACCACTAACTCAGGTGTATTTTATAATGGTACAACTGATGCACAAATAAACTTTACATCATCTAATGCTCACGAATTGCTAAAACTACAAATCTATTTTGCACTAGAAAATACAACTTACAGACTAAATGAATGTCAAGTTAACCAAGTAGAGATTGATTTCTCTATTGATGGAATAGCAACCTTAAGTTGGTCTGGTAATGCAACAAGTATTGACCAGCTAACAGCTTCAGCCGCAGGAGCTATAGAAGATCCTTCTAAAGCAAATAATGTGTCTGGCACAGGTGATGGAACTCAAACTATCGTAACTACAAATGTAGAAAAATTCAACTTTGTTGATGTTAGTGGAACAAATGATGCAGATTATCTTAGAAATAAATTATCAGCATTAACTCTTTCTAACGCAGCACAAGGTGGAGGTTCTGCATCAGGTGGTTTAGATGCAGTTGCAGATTATGACATTAATATTATTGGAGGCTCCATTACTATAGCTAACAATATTACTTATCTAACACCAGAAACTCTTGGTATTGTTGACCAACCTATCGGTTCGTTTACAGGAACAAGACAAATATCTGGTACATTAAATTGCTACCTTGATACAAAATCTAATGGTTCGAATGAGCTATTAAAGAACTTATCAGCAGCAACAAACTTAGTTACTAACTCATTTGATATGAGTTTATTCATGGGTGGCGGAAGTTCTGCAACTCCTGTGATTGAGTTTGACGTACCAAAAGCACATATACAGATACCTGTCATTGAAGTAGCTGACGTTATTTCAACAAATATCGAGTTTATGGCACTAGGTACAAACATTTCCTCAACAGATGAAATGATAGTAAAAGCTAAAGGTTCAACAACCTTTACAGAGACAGGTTATGCAAAGACTGGTAGTACAGCCGCATAATCATGTCTGGATTTAACTTTCTTAGAGAAAGCGAACTCCATATACATTTTGGGAGTAATCGATACAATGTAAAGATTGCTCCCAATCTTACTCTAACTCAAACATTTGCGGAAGATGCGTATTCAGTAAAGACTTTACACGATCAGACAAAAATGTTTAGGGGAACGAGTATAACTAAAGCAAATCCTGCCAATTTTAGTTTTAGTACTCATTTAACAACAGAAAAAGATGAGCAAATTATACTTGAACTTTTAACAGATACAGTTACTACATCAGGAGATCAACAGTTAAAATCTTTTGATATGTATGTAGTTTCTACAAATGGCACACTAAAAATAGAAGGGTGTGTTATAACTCAAGGAGAGTTTCAATTTGGAAAAGATAGACCACTTGAACTAACAGTAAGTGGACAAGGTAAAAAACTAAGTAGGGTAGGAGATGAAAACTTTTCACTCCCTGGTACATTGCAATCTGCAAGTACCACAAGAACTCCGACTAAACCTTTATTAGATGTATTAGTAAATAATAGTGCAGTATCTAATTTAGTTGCAGCAACTTTACAAGTACAAAACAATATACAGTGGACTCCATATGAAACACTTCAAAATAGTTTGAGTGTTACAAATGCAACAAATGCAATGTATCCTTCAGACTATAGTTTGACAGATAGAAATGTTAGTGGAAATATTACACAATTTCATAGTGATGCTAATGCTTCTGAGTTTCAAACTTTTAATACAAGTACTTCTGTAAAAATAAGAACAAAAGTAAATGGCAGTATATTTTTAAATGCAGATTTAGCAGACTGTATGTATACTAAACGTTCTGCTATAACAGAAGTATTTACACAAACGTACGACTTTAGACTAGTTGGTACACCAAACGATTTAGGAAATCAAATAACATATTAGGAGAAAACATGGAATTAAAATCATTACTAGTAGATAGTAAAACCTCTTGGGTAGAATTCCCAGGATTGGATGGATTTGAAGTAGAACTTGCAAATCTATCAAGAAAAGAGTTACAAGGCATAAGAAAAAACTGCCTAAATAATAAATTTAATAGAAAAACTAGACAATTTGAAGAAAGTTTAGATGATGATAAATTCGTAAGAGAATTTGCAGAAAAAACAGTAAAAAACTGGAAAGGATTAAAACTTAAGTATTTAGAAGATTTAATACTAGTTGACTTAAAAGGACAAAATGTTGAGAGTGAACTAGATTTTAGTCAGGACAATGCTTTTCTTTTAGTTGAAAATTCAAGTGAATTTGATAACTGGCTCAACGAGGTAGTCTTTGATTTAGACAATTTTCGTACAAGAGAACAAAACCCTGTTATTAAAAAAGCTGAAAAACCAGCTGGATAATACTGATGTAGGCATGACTAAGGAGCAATACCTTATGATGTGCGAACAAACAGGACAAGAAGTAGATTGGGAAAAATGCCCAGTAGAATGGAGCGATTTTCCACAGCCTGTACTAGATGGAGTTAATATTTATCATTCTTTAGGAAATAGAGTATATGGAGATGTCGGATTCGTCGGAAAAGACTATACTAACTTTGAATTTTTATTATAACAATATGACATAAGTAATCATTTAAAAGACTTCATTTTTGAAATAATAGTATTTATGGAGTCGAGACAAGTAGAAGAGTCTCAAAGAAAACTCAAAGCTGAGTTTAGTAAAATTAAGAAAAAATAATGGCACAAACAGAACAAACAACTTTCGTCGTACAAGCGATTGAGCAAGGTTTTGATAGAGTTTTACTCAAGTTAGCCAAACTTGAAAAAGCTCAGAAAAAAGTTGGAAACGCTTCAAATAAAGCGGGTAAACAAATTGACTTGTATGGAAGAAAGATGCGTGGAGCGGCAGATATGTCCTCCAATGCAACTAAAAACTTTTCTAAAATGCAACAAGGTATGGAAGGCGGAGGGTCTGGAGGACTTGTTCGTGCCTATGCATTA